CTCTATTGTGACAAACAAGGGATTCTGCGAGCGTTGATTTTGATCAAAGAGTCGCCAGATCGCCACTCTGTTTCAAGTGGGTGTAAGGCGTGTGTTGTGAAGCGGGGGAGTGCTGATCTGTCTCTGTTTCAAGAACGGATTAACTCCCGGGCATTTATTGTTAGAGGGAAAATGTCATTTATGGTTTACACCTTTCAATGGGGTAGTCTTCATCATCCTCCGGCACTAGGTGCATGCCACAGTCACTACACATCTTGTTCTTGCGTGCGGGCTTATTAGAACTTGATGAACTGGACGAAGCTGTGCCAACCCCCATCCTTCCGGCAAAATCTCCTGAGAACGTTGGAAAATTGCGACCGATATGAGAAAGGCCATTTTCCAATGAATCCAAGAGCGTAAGTGACGGGATGACGGGCGCTTCAGTTAACAGGCTGCGTGCGGCCTGGTCCATGGTGACGCCAGAATCAGCTAGACTGTTGCTGATTGAGTCTTGGGCTGCGGCATCCAAACCTCCGATGGTTTCGTGGTGCGCGATAAGGCTCATATCAACAGCAAAAGCGCCTGGTGGCCAACCGGTTCCTACAACAGCCAGGAAAGTCTGAGCAAGAGATGCTGCAGCGCCTGAGGCGTGGGCCAGCGTGAAGCCAAAATCAGTGGGGTCAACCGCACGATATTGGACTTCACCTCCAGCGTACTCACCACTGACTGAAAATTCACGATAGCTGGGCAAGCTACGGATTGCGTCATAAGTGAGCGCCACGATGTTATTGAAGGAAGAGTATGGCAACAGGACAGCCCCAACAGTACCTCGAAGCTGCGTAGACGCAGTGCGCACAGAAATGCGCGCTGCAGCTGAGATGACGCGAGATGCGTCAACTAGCGTTGCTAACGAAGTACCGTTGGTCATGTTCTGGTTGGTTTGAGTGGGAGCACTGGTTAGAGTGGTAGAGGACAATACAGAGGAAAACGTGACAGAAGTGACAGCCACGGTGCCAAGAAGATTGGGTTGAAACAACACACAGAATGCGCTCGCTCCGGCATTGAGTGCGGGTGTTGTGGTTACCCAGCCAGTCAAAACTGACGTGGGAACATAACAACCCCAACCGAGTTTAGGTTGTGCGGCGAAGAACGGGTTAATGACGGCATCTCGATACGACTTGAGAGTTAATCTAGTAGTATGTGACACCTCATTACGATAGCCAATTCGGGCATCAAATCTATCACGGTTACGCAGCATTTGTACTACAGCTGCGGGGCCGGCGATTTTGACTGCCTTCTTCTTCGATGGGGTCGGTTGTTTCTTCTGTTTCTTCTTAATGGTAGACATCTGAGAGGGGTGAGAAAAATGACAATTGTTCTGTATGTGATGTTTAGGGATCACACGATTCAACAAAGGGGAATCGTCCTGGAGGCCAAGTCACTCCAGACCCGTCGTGCTTACTGTAAGGCGTGTGAAAACCGGCAGTTCTGGCCGAATTTACACTTCCCTTCTGCAAACAGTTTGCACTTTGCCTTGGCCATGGAGGCCAGCTGCTCAGGAGTGTATGGTACTTTGGCAGGTTTTGCTTTCTGCGGTTTCTCTCCCTGAGACAGCGGTGGAGTTTCTGGGTTTATGTTTTGCCCATTAACAACCACCGGCAACTTGGTAACATGTGTGATGTCAGTAGAAGCACAAAGAGGTGGAGAAAGCATGAGACTAAGAACTCCAGAGTCTGCGACTGATTTGGTCCAACCGGTAAAACGGTCAAAATCAAAAGTCGGCATGCTCCTTCGTACTGCCTCACGCATCCACCCAGTGTCCGTGTTTGGATACTGTACACTACTTTCCACCAAAGCGTGGTAATAAGCAACCCCATTCAACTCGCCTAGTTTTTGAGGGACGAGTTGGGGAAATCGGCTGACCAGTAAGGAAGCGAACTCACCTATAACTGGAGTGTTGCGGTCGGTTAAAAAGAACGCATACAATTTTTCGGACAATTTCCTAATTGGAGTGACATTGCTTGGCAGTGAAATCGTAGTGTGTAACTTGGTCAACTGACGTTTCACATCACACATGGAATCAAGGGCACCGTGCCATACTTCTGGGCCATATTCTCTGGCCAAGAAGCTAACACCACCATTTCCGCGAATGACCAGGTCCACCTCAAGGACTTGGCCAACAGATGCGCATGTTTTACTATACAACACAGGGTCGAGATCAGCAGTCAGACCATCGTCACCTCCGTAAATTCCCAGGCGTGCCCAGGATTCCTCAGAAGAGAGATGTTGCCCAAGTACGATAGTTTCGCGGAAGGTCATGTAGGCCATAAACGCGTTATCCATCGAATTGAAGTCGGCGGTCTCTGCACTACCAGATGCGCGAGACTCTCCTGTGTCATATTTCACACCAAACGTCGTCCAAGCGCGCTGGTTCTTCTGGCTTGCCATAAGTTCAGTGAGCTCAGGGTGGTATTGCCGGTGGAAGAAACGCAACATCGCCATGTGTTCCAACGTACGCAGTACAATGGAAACTCGCCCATCAAACCTAGAAAGGTCAGATAGACAAACATGGAGAATAGCGGAAACGCAAATGCTAACAACTCGCATGGCGATAGCTAGCGGGTTGAGTGCAAAGGCGTACCAGGCAGTGGACCGTAAGACGTGGGTGAAAGCATACACAAAGCGGGAATAGTTATATTTATTGACCCCAGGAACGGTGCTAATGATCCGTGGGTCAGTGATTTTGCCATAGGCTTCAGACTTCTGGAAGCTCTGGATAGGTGCGTCTACCACAGGGGCGGCGATGGCTCCGGCGCGATTGAGGATAGCAGCTTGTGAAGGCCTGCATTGTTTCTCTCTTACGGTGTCGAAGTCAACTGGGTGGCCTTCCCCGGGTACAGGAATTAAGTGACGCACGAATTCATCCATATACATAAGCATCTTCTGGGTTATCTTCACATCGTCAGAAGGTTTGACACCGGTCACACGCCCATCTATGGCTGCTTGGTCGTTGTTGAAGCAACGGTCAGGGGCATAACAACCCAATATGACTGGGGCCATAAAGGGTGTAAGGGATGGGGGAGCGGAAGGGTCATAGGCTTTGGGATTGAACTGGAATTTAAACACTGATTCGGAGACTGGGAACACTAAGTCCGGGTGGTCCCCTAACTTGCATCTATGGAATTCTGTCAAAATCGAGGCGGAGGTTTGCTCAACGCCAGGAATTGCA